GATGTCAATACATGGGCTGGGTTTTTAATGCAAACACTAGACACAGCACATGCTAATGGGTTGGCAATTCCTGATATTTCTTTAGGCCCAGCATACCAATGACCCCCAAGGATATGTTAACCAATCCATATTTTTGTCCAATGCCTTGGACTGGCTTGATGTATAATTTTAATGGTTCAGTTAAAAATTGTATTCGCAGTGCCGGTCCGTTGGGAAATATTAAAGATCAACCTATTGAACAAATTTTACTCGAAAACAATCAAGTTAGACAACAACAAATTACAACTCAACAGCCCGTAGAAACATGCCATACTTGTTATGATCTAGAGCACGGTAAAAAAGGATTTGACATTATTAGTGATCGAATTTTTTATATACGTGAATTAAAAAATACACCCGTTGACACATACCAAGTTGGTAACTTTGATTTAAAAACAATAGATGTGCGTTGGACCAATTTGTGTAATTTTGCCTGTGTGTATTGTGGTCCAGAGTTTAGTAGCAAGTGGGCCGATGAATTAAAAATTCATCCCAGTGTGCCCGATGCTCAACAACTTGATGAGTTTAAAAATTACATTTATGATCATGCAGGACAACTCAAACATGTGTATCTAGCAGGTGGTGAACCTTTGTTGATGAAAGAAAATTTGGTACTGCTAGAGAAATTAGATCCTGGGGTAAACATCAGGATAAACACTAACCTAAGCAAAGTTGATACTCGAGTATTTGATGAAGTTTGCAAATTTCAAAATGTGCATTGGACTGTGAGTGTAGAAACCATAACTGAAGAATTTGAATACATTCGTCACGGCGGCAACTGGACAGATTTTTTGGACAACCTATCAGTCATTAAACAATTGGGTCACAAGATATCGTTTAATATGTTGCATTTTTTGTTAAATTACAATTCAATTTTTGATTGTGTTGATTTTTTAACAGCTCAAGGATTCCATAATAATAGTTTTGTAATCGGGGCACTTTTAAAGCCTGATTACCTAAATATTAGACATTTGCCTGAAACTGTGTTAAACTCTGTAAAGAACATATTACAAGATAAAATCAACCAAATGCCCGGGTATCTTCTTGAAGATGGTTATCGAAATATGTTACGATATGTTGATATTCCGTTTGATAAAAATATCAAATTATCAATTGATAAATTATCAAAACTAGATCAACGCCGGGGTGTAGATAGCAAGACAATTTTTAAAGATTTTTATAAGGACATAAATCATGGGAAAACCATTTGACGTAAGCAAGTTCCGCAAGGAAATCACCAAAAGTATTGACGGATTGTCAATTGGCTTTAACGATCCAACAGATTGGATTAGCACAGGCAACTTTGCTTTGAACTATCTCATCTCAGGAGACTTTAATCGTGGTATTCCACTGGGCAAGGTGACTGTGTTTGCTGGTGAATCTGGTGCAGGTAAAAGTTATATCTGTTCAGGCAACATTATCAAGAACGCACAAGATCAAGGTATCTATGTGGTGTTAGTTGATAGCGAAAATGCTCTTGACGAAGATTGGCTCAAAGCACTTGGGGTTGACACAAGCGAAAGCAAGTTACTCAAGTTGAGCATGAGCATGATCGACGATGTGGCCAAGACTATATCAACGTTTATGAGCGACTACAAAGCATTGCCAGATGGCGAGCGTCCCAAGGTCATGTTTGTGATTGACTCGTTAGGTATGTTGTTGACACCCACAGACGTTAATCAGTTTGACGCAGGTGAAATGAAAGGTGACTTGGGTCGTAAACCCAAAGCACTCACAGCACTTGTTCGCAATTGCGTAAACATGTTTGGTAGTTACAATGTGGGATTGGTTTGTACCAACCACACATACGCAAGCCAGGACATGTTTGATCCGGATGACAAGATTTCAGGTGGACAAGGCTTTATCTATGCGTCAAGTATTGTTGTGGCCATGAAGAAACTCAAGCTCAAAGAAGACGAAGATGGCAATAAAATTACAGACGTTACTGGTATCCGTGCCGCTTGGAAAGTAATGAAGACACGTTACTCTAAACCGTTTGAAGGTGTGCAAGTTAAGATTCCTTACGTAACAGGAATGAGTCCGTATTCAGGGCTTACTGACTTGGCCGAGAAGAAGGGCATGCTCAAGAAAGACGGCAATCGTCTGGCGTTTACCACTAGTGATGGCGAAATTATTAAACAGTTCCGCAAAGCATGGGAAGCCAATGAAGGCGGTTGCTTGGACAAAGTTATGGAAGACTTTGGAAAACAGAAATCAGAGGTAAGTATCGTTGAGGAGACCAACGATGAGTGAAGCAATAGCAAGTGAAATTTGGAACGAACTCAAGCGATACGTAAACACCGTGGATCGTGCAGAAGCGGCAGAAACTATTGTAAGCGTACTAATCGATCACGACAGTGATGTAGAGGATATTCGCGATGCATTTAAAGGCGACAGCGATATCAAACGTGCTTTGACTGCATATCTCGACAACGACAAAGATTACGCCGAAGATGAGGAAGAAGAGGAAGAAGAAGACCAAGACTGGGAAAATTAATGCCCGATAAGTTTTTTCCCATTAAAACTGACACAGCGTGTCAGTTAAAATGGAACTGGAGTACGTTGTACTTGTACAAAGGTCGTACTGCTTCGTGTCATAGAACTGGGTGGGATCAAATCTCGCTTGAAACCTTTGATACTTTTCACAATACTGAAAAAAAGCAACAGGAACGACAGTTGATGTTGCAAGGCAAGTGGCCGGTAGACAGTTGCGGATATTGCAAAAATATTGAAGCCGCTGGTGGATTTAGCGATAGGATGTTGCATCTTAATATTCCCAATCAATCTCCTCCAGAATTAGAAACAGATCCAACTGCGGTTGTGGTCAGTCCTACTATACTAGAAATATTTTTTAACAACACTTGCAATCTTGCTTGTTTGTATTGTATACCAGAACTAAGTTCGCAAATTAGTCAAGAGAATCGCAAGCATGGTGTTTTTGCACAAGATGGTGTTGTGTTAGATTGTGAAGATACAGATCCTGAATATCAACAACGATTAGATAAATTTTGGGTGTGGATGCGTAAAAACTCGCACACACTCAAAAGATTTAATGTACTAGGCGGAGAGCCGTTTTATCAACGCGAGCTTGACCAATGTTTGGATTATTTTGAAAATGTTCCACATCCAGGTTTAGAATTAGGTATTGTAACCAATTTGATGCTGTCTCCGGAAAGATTAAACAAGTATATCAATCGTTTTAAATTGTTATTGGCTACTAAAAAACTAGGTAGAATAGATATTACTGCCAGCATTGATTGTGCAGGTCCTGAACAAGAATTTGTCAGACACGGAATAAATTTAAATACTTGGTATGCTAACTTTGAATGGTTGTTGGTACACAAGTGGTTAACGTTAAATATCAATCAAACAATTTGTTTACTCACAATCAAATCCATGCCCGAACTACTTGTAAAATTATCGGAGTGGAGAAAGAAGCACACAGTTGGACACTACTTTTCAGTGGCAAATCCGGGCCCATCCTACTTGATTCCTAGTATACTAGGACCTGAAATATTTTTGCATGATTTTGAAACAATAATAAATTGCATGTCTACAGAAACAGAACAAGATAAAATTGCCATACAATACATGACCGGCATTGCTAACGAAGTTGCTAAATCAACTGTGAACAATGTAGAATTAAAAAAATTAAAAACTTTTTTAAACGAAAAAGATAGGCGTCGTGGAACAAATTGGAAACAAACATTTCCTTGGTTAGAGAAAGAATTAGAACATGTGGTATAGTCGCGTAGTTGCCAGCTTAAACGCTATTCCTGACTTTATTAGTCACTACGAGCGTGAGCTTGAAGATGCTAAAAAGGATTGTAGAATCTACGGGGTAGTTGAAAAGAACATTACCGCATTGCCCGGAATTACTGAACAACGGTTTAATCAGCTTCAAGAAATTGAAGCGGTACTAAACTATCTCAATATCCAACTACGTAAAATCCGAAGAAAACACTTTCAAAAGTATCTTGAAGGATATGCTCGGGCTTTAACCTCAAGAGATGCTGAAAAGTATGTGGACGGTGAAGATGAAGTAATTGATTACGAAACTCTTATTAACGAAGTAGCATACTTACGCAATCGCTGGTTGGGTATCCTCAAAGGATTAGATACTAAACAGTGGCAAATGGGCCATGTGGTCAGGCTCAGAACTGCAGGCATGGAAGACATCCAGGTGTAAATACCTGCATGAAAATCGTACTTGTAACTGGGGGATTTGACCCCATCCATTCTGGACATTTGGCTTATTTTAGAGCCGCCAAACAACTTGGTGACAGGTTAGTAATAGGCCTCAACAGCGATGCGTGGCTAACACGCAAAAAAGGTAGA